GGCCCTGGAAAACAAGCACGATGGCCGAGCCAAGCTTCAGTATGATGTCCAGCCAATCCATTAGCGGGCCTCCTGGTTGAGCAATTTGAGCAGGGCGTCGCGCTGGGCGGCCACCCCCTGGCACCACGCGCCGTAGTCCGCCGCGTGGGTCAGCAGGTCCGCTGCCGTGGCGTTGTCGCGGCCAGGCGCAACCGTCGCGCCGTCAGCGTAGCCCGGCGTCAGAGGTGCGGGCGGCGGCGTTATTTGCCGCAGGCTGGCCGGAACAGGCGGCTTCGGGCACTCCGGGGCCACCGAGACCAAGGGCCTGGTTGTACACGCGCAGGAAAGCAGGGCCAAAAGTGCAAGCAGCAAGGCCAGCCGTGGCATGGGGTATCTCCTTCAGGGTGAGGGTGCGGGTTTGGGCCAGGCGCTGCCGGGCCGTGAGGTAATCGGCGGCGAGGGCGTCCGCGCGCTGGGTGGCCGCAACATAGCGGTCCAGGGCCTTGGCCTGGCTCTCGGCCCAGGCGCTGGCCTCGGCTTGGCGCAGCTCGGCCAAAGCCTTGTCGCCTTTGTCCGTGGCCGTGGTTTGGCCGTGCCGGTAGCTGGCCCAAGAGCAGGCCAGGCAGAGCAACAGCACGAGCAGCGCGCCGCCCAGGCCCAGGGCCAGCTTGCGGGCGGGGAATGCGGTGAAGGTGGTCAAATCCATAAGGGCCTCCTACTTGTCCGGGTCGGCTGGGCGTGTGTTGCCGCCAGTGATTTGGCCGCGCGCCTTGGTCAGAAAGCTTTGCCCAAACGCTGCCACGCCGCCGCCGCCCAACAGGATGCCCAGGGCCTCGCCAAAGGCGCTGGCGCTGAACTCCTGCCCTTTCCACAGGGCAACGGTTTGGAAGGCCACAAGGGCGATGAAGGCGGCCAGCACCAGGGCGGTGTGGGCCTCGGTCGGCACGGGTGCGGCGTTGAAGGGGCGCAACAGGTTCATGCGGGCTCGCCTTCGTCAGGCGTCATGAACAGCTCGCGCTCGGCGGCGCGGCGGGTGGTGAGGCCGGGCAGCACGATCATGCGGCCGCTGGCGTCGCGCTTCTTGTTCCAGCGCGGGAACTCATTGGACGCGCCGTCGTAGTCGCCCGCGTTCAGCTTTCGCAGCAGGGTGGATTCGGCCAGGGCCGCTAGGCCCGCGTTGTAGGCGAAGCTGACCAGCGCGCTGAACTGGTTGCCGGTGACGGGTACGGCCAGTAGCTGCTCCACGCCGGGTTCGAACTCGAACGCCAAGCGGCGCGCCAGGCGCTCCTCGGCTTCGGCCTCGGTGATGGTGAGGCCGGGGCGAACGCTGGGGCCGGTGTCGCCGTAGCCTATGGTCCACTTGCCAGCGGGGCAGCGGTAGGCCCGCAGGCGCAGGGATTCTGAACTCTTGATGATTTGAACGCCTTGGGCGTTGGTGCGGCGCATGTTCGCCTCCTGATTGGTTCAGGGGGCAAACAAAACCGCCCCCACGTGCCGCCTATCCTAGGCGGCAAATGGGGGCGGGACAGGATGAAGGGGTTCAGGGCTAGGTCAACGGCCAGCCTGGAATTGTGGCATCAATCGTGCCCATGATGCTGATGGTCTCAGACAGGGCGTGGATGATCTTCTGATAGGTCTCGATGTCTGAAAATTCCAGTTTGCGCCCACGCCGGTCCTTCAGCCATTTCTCGGCCACCTGGTAGCCGCCCACCTGGAAATCCCAAACCGCCTGCGGCACGCCGGAGAAATACTGGTCCGCGTTGATGCGCACCAAGCCATTGGCCGCGTCGTACATGGGGAAGCCCTTGTCCACGGTGTCGCTGCCGGGTTTGGGATATCCCGCCGTCGGTCTTGTGGGAGATTCCAGCAAATGCAGGGAGGCCAGCTCCCGGCCCAGGCCGCAAAGGGTGCGGAAGAGGTCTACGTCGCTCGTGAACGGCACGCGCGGGAAGTCCGCCTTGAGGAACTGCGCGTAGCGTGCACGGTATCCGGGGCAGTGGAGAATGGCATAGATGTAGTGCAGTACATCCTCAGGCCCGAAGGTCTTTTGTAAGTCTCCGGTTCCGGTGGTGACGAAAGAAAGGCCGAGGCAACCTTGCATCTGTTCAATAAATTCTGGGGCGAGGTTGGGTATGCGGCCTTTGTCATCCTTGTCCCAGAATGCTTTTTTCCTCTCGGCCAGCGCGAGTTTTGACTTGTAGACGTAAAGTGGACCGAGATACGAACTCCCCCCCCCTGCCGATTTGTTCCCTATGGCGCATTGGTCAATAAGGCCCCGAGAAAGGCTCGGTGAAAACTCGTATGTAGGACTCATGGGGCGAGCCCATGCTAAACCGATATTGTCACCGCTTGCCATATGCTGCATAACCTCCTTCCTAGGCATGCAGACAAAACCCTTCGATTTTCCGGTGTAATAGATGTTGCGGACATCGAATGGGCGGTAGAGCACAGAGGCAAGAAATTTCTTGTCTGGACCGGAGGCATTCACATCCTCCTGTGCCAACCGCACCTGCCAGTCTCGGGCGTCGTCGCCTAATTCGTACTTCTCCCGTGCCTTTTCTGGTTGCAACGAGGCGAAGTCCTGTACACGGTCCCAGACTTCGTCAGCCGACCAGCCGGTGCAGAGACTGTCGCGTGCGGTTGTTATCCCAGCGGAATGGACAAGGAAAGCATCTTGCACTCCCCAGAACGCGCTGTATTCGTTGCCCAGATCATCATTCCAGGGAACAAACCAATATGATGGGGATTGGGGCGCAAGCTCTGCCCACACAGTACTGTCCATGTCGTGCGCATCCAGCCAGTCGTATTTCGCCTGCCGCTCACCCTGAAGGTCTGCATGGAACACGCGGGCCGGACTCACGTGGTCAAGCTTTTTGGTTAAGAGCACGATGGCCACACCCTGCTTGATGTCGAAGACATTCTTGTCCGGCATACCTCCTGGCGCAGTTTCCTTTTTATTCTGGTTGCCGTGCAAATCCAAAATGCGAATCTCGCTAAAGGTGTTTAGGAGCGACTGCCGCATTCCACGGAAGGTCGGGTTGTCCAGGTAGCTGTGGTTGGTCACAAAGCCCACCACGCCGCTGCCGGTCTTTTCGATGCGCCACTGCGCCCAGCGGATGAACTTCACATAGTCGTCGTGAATCCATTTGATATTCGCCTCGCCCAGGGGTTTGCCGTCCACCTGCTTATAGGCCTCAATGAGTTGGCCGATGGCTGTGGGCACCATCCTATTGCCCACCTTCTTCTTACTGGCGTTGGCCGAATGGCCGGAATACGGCGGGTTGCCCAGGATGACCATGATGGGCATGGCGAGCTTGATTTTACGGGCCTCCAGGCTCTCCTGGGTGAACGCATGGTACATCCCCGGCAGGGAGGCTATCATCCGTTCCTCGGCCTGCTCCAGGGTGTTGGTCAGAAACACGTTCAAGCGCTCGTCACCCTGGAAGTTGTAGGCCCAGAGGTCCTGTTCCTCCAGCGGCAAGTCCTTGCCCGCAAGCTGTAAACCCAACTTGAAGTGCGCCACTGCGTAGGAGGCCATGAGCAACTCAAACCCAAAGATGCGCGGCAAGAGCTTTTCGCGCACGTAGCTCGGCCACATGCCCCCCTGGTTGCGATCACGCAGGGAACGGCGGATGTGGTCCACCACGGCGTAGAGGAAGGTGCCCGTACCGCAGGCCGGGTCCAGGATGAGCACCTTGGGCACCGTTTCACGCACCTCGCCGCGCTCGTTCTTCAGACTCACCACCTTGGAGGTGTCGGCTAGGCCATCGGGCAGGTCGAAGCCCTGCTTTAAAATAATGTCCACCGAGCGGACGATGTAGGAGACCACTGGGGAAGGCGTATAGTACACGCCGCGCTTTTCGCGAAGTTTGGGATCGTATTCGGACAGGAAGGTCTCGTAGAAGTGGACCACCGGGTCTTGCAGCCGCGTGCGCCTGCCAAAGTTCTTCAAAACGGACGGGATGTCTGCCGTGCCCAGAAGTTGCACTAAGTCGTCAACGAATCCGGCAAAAGGCTCATCGTCCAGGTCTGGGCCTGTTACAGACTGAAAAAGCGTCCGCAGCAGTGGGTTTGTCTTGGGTATCTCCGAGGCTGCGCCATAACGGCTGAAGGCCCCTCTGCCCTCATCATGGTTGCAGCGGGCGGCAAACAGCCCGTAGGCGATGGTCTGGGCGTACATGTCCGCAAAATCGCGGGTTCTGGAATCCAGTTCCAGACCGGGAAGCAGGGTTTTGTTGAAGAAATTTCGCAGGTCAAGCAGGGTTTTGCTCGGCTTCCTTTTCTCGAAGGCTTCGACGATGATGTCACGGATCATGTCTGTAATCCGCGCCATGTGCCGAGCCAGCACTTCAGGCGAGGTCACGGGGGCCGGGGCGTGATCCAGATACTCGCGAAGGAGGTTTATGGCGCGTTCGACGTTTTCCGCATCAAGTTTGACCTTGCCGTTTTCGACACGGCCAAGCCGAATGCTGGCCCGCTTCTCGCCGTCAACGTACCAGCGAAACTCCAGGTAGTCGGTCAGAATCAGGTTGCCGAGGGAATGCAGATAGCGTTTGAGCTGGCCCGATTTCTCCGTCTCGTCCAAGGAGACGCCGATGTCCTTTGCCTCAATGTAGCCAAGGGTCAGGCTCTTGCGCTGGACGACGTAATCAGGCGCACCGCAGGCCACCCGCTTGGGTTCGTTGACGGCGGTGACACCGGGCCGCAAGGACTGCATGAAGCTTTGAAGGGCCGGGCGGTAGGTGTGTTCCGTGGCGTTGCCTGCGGCGTAGGCCATTCCGATTGCTTGGATGTATGCCGTGAGAGCCTCGTGCATGGGGTTCCGCCTTGTAAAGTGACATAATTTAATCTCATGGCACTATACAAGATGCCCCCAGGAGGCAACCGCAGAATGGCAATTCCAGGGCTGGACGGCATCACCCCAGCAGCTTCAGCTGCACCGCCCCACCCACGTTCACCGTCTCCACCGGCGTATTCTTCAGGATGTCGAACACGCGCCGGTCGGACAGGCGGTGCGTGCGCGCCAGGCGCTGTACGGCCTCGTTGCCGCTCATGGTCTGGATAAGCCGGTCGTACTCCCGGCAAATGGCCGTATCCCGCGCGCGGCGCAGGGCCTCCGCGCAACGCGGAATGTACAGGTCCGTGCTGCCGTAGCGCCGCACAAGAATGTCCGCCGCGTCCACGCCGATCACATCAGCCAGCACGTTGAAGCGCAGCTCGCCCAGCTTGGTTTCGCGCTTGGGCACCGGGAACGTGGTGCCGCCCAGGGCTTCCACCAGGCGCAGGGTTTTGCGTAGGCCGATGACCTCGGCCATATCCCGCGCGGTGGCGGGCAGGCTCGAAAGCTCCGCGTGCTCCAAAATCGGGTTGTCCAGCTTCATGCGGGCACCTCCTGGCTGTTCTGGCTGGCCTTGCGGGCGCGGCGCTGGGCGTCCTTCACCAGTGCGGCGATGACGCCGCGCAGCTGCTCCGGCTTGGCCCATTCCAGCCGCTCCACCGTGTACATGCGCGCGGCCAGGCCCACGGCGTAGGCCCAGGGCCGCCCGGCATCGGCCAGTAGCGCGCCGATCTTCTCCAGCAAGGGCGCAGTGCCAGGCGTGGAGCGAGGCGTGGGCTTTTTGCGGGCCGGGCGCGGGTCTTCGTCCACCCAGCCTTTTTGACGCAGGGTAGCCACCACCAGCACCAGCTGCTTGTCTGTGAGCTTCCCGGCGGAACGCTGGCCGGTGAGGCCCTCCAACATGTCGC